CCCAGGCCCACCCCCAGGAGGTGCTCCCCCCGCCGCTTCAGCCGCTTGAGCATCTTGTTCTTGCTGTTGCTCATTATCTTTTTCTATTTCTTCCCGCATCTTTTTGATATCTACTTCAGTCATATCATAATATTCTCTGTAGATCTCATCTTTAGAGAATAAACCTAACTGCTGAACAGCTTGAATTACTCTAGTTTTTTGTTCATCAAGATCTAATTTTCTCTTGGAAGACATATCAGAAGGCTCTGGAAGTTGAATTCTCAGTTTTCTGATTAATCCAGCAGGGTATCCCCGTAATTGAAGATGTCTTTTAGATAGATTCTCTAGACCAGCTTCAATATTAACTTGAACTCTATGAATAGTTCTAGCAAATTTAACATCTAATTGGGAGAGATTAGCTTTTCTTTCTGGGGATTGGTCTTTTTCTACAATATAGTCTTTGGGAATTTTAAGAGCAGCTAGGAGTTTATCTCTATAGTATTGAACATCCTCAATATCTCCTAGATTTTGTGCCCCTGGAAGAGTATCAATTTTAGTTCCTTTCCCATTCTTAGAGGGAACAAAGTAATCCTCATCACTACTCATGGGATTAAATCTAGCATCTACAGTCCCGTTGCTAGTATTGTAGTATTTTTCCTTTTTAAATTTCTCTTTAAGACGTTCAATGTACATCTCAGCCTTACTTGTAGGAAGATTACCCGTATCAACATAGAAAATTCTTCTCTCAGGTGCCCTGGTTAACCTATAAATTAGCATAGCATCTTCCATCATCTTCAATGATCGGAACACTCTATGGCATAGGGCAGCAATTGATTTTCCATATGGATAGAAAATAGGGTCAGACGTATGTAGCCTGAAATGGACAATTTGATTTTTGTCTAACTTAATATATCTTACAGGTTTATTTTCTAAAGACCCGTAATCATAACTTTCCCCATTTGGAATTTCTTGAAGAAAGCTTTTGAGATAACCAAATTCATTTTCTACTCGTAAAATAAAGTTAGGATTAAGGATTTTAATTTTTTTAATTCCTTCTTGTGGTTTATTTACATTTACAATAAGCTCTGTAAAACAGTCTCCATACTTAACTGTATTTCTGACTATATCCCAAATAAACTTATCTAATTTTATTTGGGAAAATAGATTTTCTATTTCATTAACAACCATTGCATTGTCAGATTTAATATTCCATCTTTCATTGCGGGGACCTTTTTGAGTGGAATCATCAGCATAAATATCAAAAGCTGCCCCAATTTCAGGATACTCATCCATCTCTTCGTATTCTTTATATCGTCTTCTGCGATTTAATTCTAATTGGGGAATAATAGGATTTCTCGATACTCCTCCAATTGCAGGACCATCATCTTTAATGATATCCTTAGTAAGTACAGTATCTCCTGTTACATGGGAAATTTGAGTATTATCAATAGCTTTAGCTGCCTCCGCTTGAGTTTTGGATGCAAAAAACTTAGCAAAGAACTTTCCTATTGGGCCTGTAGGAGTAAGCCATGCCCCTGATCTATTAGCGGTTCCACCAAACTCAGTATACCCTTCTTCTAAAGGTTTATTATTTTCTACTTCATCAGCCATCTTAGATCTTCTTGTGTAATTTCACCAGCAAATGTTTTTACTGGAGCCTTAAGTTGCTTGGAAGGCATTGGGGGGCTTTCTCTATGAGGAATTTTAGATACATGCTCTAGTGGAGTAGTATCTAATAAGTTTTTATAGCCATAGACAGATAGCGCAAGGCTCATGATTAAATCATCATGATATCCTTTTTCTGCTTCTACTCTTCCATGTTCATTAATAATAAATGTCATAAGCTCGTCACATGTTCTTGTTGAATTTATTTTAATTAAATCAGTTCTCAAAGCTTCCTCTAAGTCAGCTAAAAGAATATCTCTATTTTTTGCTGTTACCTGAAACCCTAAATCATTCTTTTCATCAGCCCATAAATTTTCATATTCATATATATTATAGAGCCAATCTATTAGATTATTTCCTATTGTATTCCGCTCACAAATAACGTAAGCTATATTATATAGCATAGCTTCTTGAGCAATTATTTGTGCAAAATCATTAATTGGAGTCCTATTAGAATAAAACTCTGCTACTTGTTGCCCATTGTAAAGATTTATAATATGAAATGCAGAGTAATCTCTATCCCTTCCTAGGGAAGTATCACATGCAATAAGATAAGAATAATAAGCTTGGGGCTCTTGCCACACCCGCATTTTATTATTATATTTTATATAATACTCCTCACTAGTTTGAGCCGCTAGTTGTCTTAGTATTTCCCCGTCTACAAAAGTATCCCCAGTACCTAGAAAAGAGCATTCATATTCTTGAAGCCATTGTTTCCCTGGCATATTGACTCTAGTAATTTCTTCCCAGTTATCTACATATAACTCTTTTTTCTCCATATCTTCATAAAGTTCAGAAAACCCCTTTTGTTTTTTATACTCGGGATGCTCTTGCCATCTAATATCAATAGGGTTAAAAGAATTTTCTCCAGTAGAAGCTTTTTGGTATACATCGTGATACCAGTTACCTATTCCATTTACTGTTGAAAGCACAAATGCTCTACCTCCTGTTGAAATAATAGGATAAACAGCAGCCCAAATACTATCAATATTTTCAATAAACGCTGCTTCATCAACAATAAGAAGTGATCCCGCTAAAGATCTTCCTGATTGTTTTCCTGATGGTCTAGATTTAATTACTGATTGAGTGTTTAACTTTAAAGTATGCTTATTATCTTCAGCTATCCCTGGCTTTAAAAAAGAAGGAAGCTCGTCATACATCAATTTTATTCTATCAAGAACTTCAGTAGATTCTGCATCACCTTTAGAAAGAATAACTACAGACTTATGTTTTTGAAAAAGAATCATCCATAAAGAATAAGCAGATGCAATAGTTGTACATCCTGCTTGTCTAAATTTTCTTAGAATATTAAATCTATTATTCTGTAAGGCATCAATAATACGTTCTTGAAAGGGATATAGATCAAAAGGTACTAATCCACGAATTGGGTGAACTACTTTTATGTAATTCCGAATAAAATAGACAGGATCCTCCTTACATCTTTTAAATTCTAATAATAATTCTTCTTTTGTCATTTATTATCGCTTTATCTATAGTATAATAGTGTTATGAAGTTACACGCTATTATTTGCACACGATCTAGGGAAGGTATTACTTCCGTAACTAATAATCTTATATCATATCTAGTTGAATGCGACATAAATATTCTTCTAGCTATAGATTCCCCCTCTATATTCACTGCATACAACAAAGCTTTTGAAAAAATTAACGAAAATCCAGAAGATATAGTCATTTTTTGCCATGACGACATTGAAATTAGGGACAAACCTCTTGATTTTGTCCAAAATTTAAAAAATTCCCTTCAAAATGAGGGTACAGGCTTCGTTGGGCCTGCTGGAACCACTAATTTAGGGCATGATGCTATCTGGTGGGAGCAACAAGGGTGGCAGCAAGGCTTACATAAGGGGAAAGTTACCCATTTAGACCCTCAAGGGAAAGAATATCTCACTTTTTATGGAGAGCCAGGGGATGTAGTAGTACTAGATGGAGTATTTTTAGCTGCACAGGTCAAGACAATAGAAAAACTTGGCCTAGATAAGCCAGAATACTTCGAAGGAGAATGGGATTTCTACGATATTCACTATACTTCCAAGGCTTTCCTTGAAGGGTATACAAATAAAATCCTAGATATGGATATTGTACACCACTCAAGAGGAGAATTAGTAGGACGAGACTCTTGGCATAAAAATCGTGAAGCTTTTATTAAACATACCTCCTTACCTCTGTATATAAAATGAGACATCTTTTTCTTTGCATCGTATTTTTATTAGGAGTTACTATGGCAACAGCGCAAACTAAAGTTAGATTACCTTTTGGATCTAGGGTAGGAAGTAACCCTACTTTAGCCCCAGGAAATGGGTTTGTTTTACCTCCTCCTTCATTTCCAGGGAAATATCCAAAAGCAATAGCAAGATGGGATGTGGTTCCTTATCAAGTAATTGATGAGCCTTTTAGAATAGGGGTTGTTGCTTTTCATGTGAGGGGAATTAAAGAAGTTAAATTTTCTCTTGAAGGAGGACCTTGGACCAGTGTTAAATCCATGACACTTAATCCTAGAACTGGGGTAAAAGAATATTGTGCTACTATAGATCCCGCTTTACTTCCTGATGGACGTTTTGAAGTACAAGCAATTGCTTACCCTAATGTTGGAATCCCCAGGGTTTTAGCGGGAGGTTATTCTTTTGATCCAAACCCGCAAAAAGAAGCAGACCAGGGTATCTATTTTGAGGAGATGAATAGAGGAACTCATTCTTTATTATTACATGCAAATTCTGGAGGAACTTTAGTAGGACCAACTGTATATGTAAGTCCTACAGGTGATGACACTCAGGATGAGGAATTAGCAGGCGCAGCAGGTATTAATAATCCTGTTCAAACAATTGGGTTCGCGTTACGCTGCTTGAGTTTTAAAGCTAACTACGGTAAATATGGGACAATTATTTTACGAGATGCTGGGAAATATCAAGCTGGGAAAACTAAAGGTAGTGCAAACGTAGGCTGTGACACTTCTGATTCTTATATAACTATAATGCCTGATCCTTCTTTGGGTGTAACTAATGCTAAAGATGGAATAGTAGAAGTAGATCAAGAAGGTTTTGGAACAAATCTTCCTGAAAAAACAGCTATTCAATTACGACATAAATTACATTGGAAAAATATATCTTTTGATACTAGTAAATTTGCTTTATTAGGTACAGGTAACAGAGAAGTAACTTGGCTTGATGGCTGCTTTCTTTGGCACAGGGATTGGGCAGCTTATGATCCTGTCATGAGTATAAACTTTTTATATTATGTTACTGATTGTGATGTAGAGAATCGAATGTTTGGTTATTTAAGTGGGGCTTTAATAAGAAACTCCACAACAAAAAATTGTACAGGGGACGCATTTAAAAGACCCAATTTTATTATTAATTGTACGATAGATAATATGGATGGAAATATTTTAACTTTTCACACGGATGCTTGGCAACATTTTATGACTTGGGATGATCCACCCACCAAGCCCCATGATAATATAATTACTTATGGTCTTACAGGTATTAATTTAAAGAAAACTCAAGATCTATTTATCAGTACAAATGAAAAATGTAAAAACGTAGGCACCCAAGAGAATCCAATCTGGCGTTGTCCCCCTGATAAAAGCATTATAAATATAGCTTTTGTTGATTGTACTTTTGAAAATAATTGTGTGGAACCTGATAACTGGGGAGGGCCTCCTTTCTCACAATTTGCTGGGAGATGGTTCCATGTATTAATTCAAAATTGTTCATTACCTTACCAAAGATTAGTACTGAGAGATGATATAACAAAGAATCCTAGAGACCCGTTGTTTAATGGTCATACGCAAAGCGAGTGGTGGGAAGCAGAAGAGTTTCTTATCAAGGATTGTCTCTTAAATTATAACACTTATAAAAAATATATTACTGACGGAGATGTCCCGCCAGGAACAAAATTTGTTAATTGTACGCCTGGACCTACAACGTGCCC